GGCACAATACTAAGAGCAGAATGCTTAACGGCTTAATCAAAATGAGGGAGCTGGTCGATGGCTGATTATCGTGAACTAGTTGCGGCGCTGGGTGGTAGGTATGGGCAAGATACCGACCCGATTACGCCCAATACGCTGATTGCGTTGAAAAACGGTAAGACGGCGACCACACCTGACTTGCTGGGAATGTTTAACGATAGTGATAATGTTGACCTATCAAAAATGTTTGATGAGCCGTCAAAGTTGGATCAAATTTTAAGTGGGGCTAAAGACTTTCTTAAAAACACTGCTGCCCCTGCCTTGCAAACTGGGTTGGATTCGGTGCTGCCATTTCGGAAAATGGGCAACATTGCTATTGATCAAGGGATTGTTAAGCCTGTTTTAAAAGCGTCTGAGGAATTTCCAGATTTCGATTATGCGTCACGGTATGCTGCCGCAAAAAATGCGGATGATTTAAGAATCTTGCGTATGAGAGCTTTGATTGAGGGGCTTGGCGGTAAAGTAAGGCAAAGTGAAAAAAACTGGAATATGCAACCGGATTACAATTACGGCATTAAAAAGAATCCCAAACAACGTTAACCAAAGTGATCAAAATGCGAGAGGTTGCAGATGCATGATTACCAAGTAAAGCCTGATTACAGCCTGTTAGCACAAGCCCTTAGCCGTGAGCCTGGCTTGTCTGGCGCAAGGTATTTGGAGCAAGGGCAAAATATGTCCCAAGGCACATTTAAGGGTAAAGGGTATTTTGGTGAGATACCTGTAAACCAAGGCGGCGCAATGACTGAGTTTTCAAGCGCCTATGAACAAGACGGCAGAATGGTTTCACACCCATTACTAGTGCCAACCCTTAACAAACAGGAGATTGATCTGTTAAGGATGGGATTAAAGCCAACGCCAGAGATTTACAAGAAAGCACAAGACTACGCCCAGCAACGCATAGGCGCAGGCCAAAGCCCATTTGCAACCCCGCAGGAATTGCGGTATCCGATGCCAACCGAATGAAGATTACCCAAAAAAAGGTTGACAGCCTAATACCCTACATCAACAACAGCCGAACCCACAGCGATGAGCAAGTGGCACAAATAGCGGCAAGCATTAAAGAGTTTGGCTGGACTAACCCAATATTGGTGGATGGCGACAACAGCATCATTGCAGGTCACGGCAGGCTATTAGCGGCAAGAAAGCTGGGCTACAAGGAAGTACCCACCATAGAGCTAGCAGACCTAACCGAAACCCAAAAAAAAGCCTACATCATTGCCGACAATAAATTGGCGCTCAATGCTGGTTGGGATAACGAAATATTATCTATTGAATTAGGATCATTACAAAGTGCTAATTTCAATATTGAATTATTGGGATTTGATGCCATCGAATTATCTGATCTATTTGATGAACAAATTAAAGAATTAAAATCAAATACCGAAGAAATTGACCCTGATGAATATGATATGAATTGCAAATGTCCAAAATGCGGATTTGAATTTGATGCAAAAACCTGATTGTGCATGGACTTTATCTGAATTGGCCAATGTGCCTAAAAACGGCATTAAAGTCATGAGTACATTTGCTTGTGGCGGCGGATCAAGTATGGGTTACAAACGTGCCGGTTGTGAAGTTATTGCGGCAAATGACATTGATCCTGAGATGGCCTGGCATTACAAATTAAATATTGATCCAAAGCATTATTTCCTTTGTCCAATTGGTGAATTATTAGAAAAGGAATTGCCAGAAGAGCTTTACAATTTAGATATTCTTGATGGTTCTCCTCCTTGTTCAACATTTAGCATGGCCGGCAGCCGAGAAAAAGCTTGGGGTAAAGACAAACATTTTAGAGAAGGCCAAGCAAAACAAGTATTATCTGATTTATTTTTTGATTATCTTGATTTAGTTGAAAAACTAAAACCTAAGGTAGCTATTGCTGAAAACGTAAAAGGGATGTTGATTGGCAATGCTAAGGGTTATACAAAAATGATCATGGCCAGATTTAAGAAAATTGGTTATCGACCGCAATTGTTTCTTTTAAATTCTGCGGATTGTGGCGTGCCTCAAAGACGGGAAAGAGTTTTTTTCTGTGCCATACGAAATGATATTGATATGCCGCCATTAAAATTATCGCCTACACATCAATGGATTAATTGCGAAGATGCTACAAAAGATTTAAAAATAACTGCTGCCGAATGGGAGGAAGTTAAATTTACAGCTAACACAGATTTAATCTGGTGGCCAAAAACACGACCTGGTGAAGACTATGGAGATGCTGTAAAACGCACAGGAAAACCTGTCAAATTATGGAATTCAAAAAAACTTGATTCAAATGCGCCATCCTTAACATTGACGGCAACTCATACGATGTTTAAACATTGGAAAGAACCAAGACATTTAACATTTAGAGAATATGTTAGGCTTGGATCGTTTCCTGATGATTACAAAACAAAAAATAATAAAATTGGTAAATATATGATTGGCATGTCAGTACCGCCAAAAATGACAGAACAAGTGGCAAAAGCAGTGTGCAATCAATGGTTAAATGTTAAACTAACGTAACGAGTTCCCCTATATAAAAGATGCCAGTAATTCCACAAAAGGCTCATAAGCCAACCGATGAGACTCGCAGGATGGTTGAAAGCACCAGCGGATTAGGCTTGCCGCATGAGCAAATAGCCATTCTTGTGGGCATAGACGACAAGACTTTACGCAAGTATTACCGCACCGAGTTGGACTTAGGTAAGGCCAAAGCCAATGGGCAAATAGCCAAAACGTTGTTTGGTAAAGCCACTGGGGGCGACACAACCGCATTGATTTGGTGGACAAAGACGCAGATGCGCTGGGCTGAAACTGTTAAGCAAGAGATCACAGGCGCAGAGGGTCAAGACTTGGTGATCAAGTGGGCAGCAGGGAAATAATACTGCCGTATAGCCCGCGGGAGGCATTTATGCCATTCCACAACAGGACTGAGCGCTGGTCTTGCTTGGTTGCCCACCGTAGAGCTGGAAAGACCGTAGCGGCAATCAATGACCTGATAAAACGAGCTATTACCGAGGGCAACAGGTCAGCCCAATATGCCTACATTGCACCATTTCGTAGCCAAGCCAAGCGGGTGGCATGGGATTACCTCAAGCATTACGCAGCACCGGTGACCAAAGCCACCAATGAATCTGACTTGTCAGTGGAGCTGGTGAACGGCGCAAAGATCATGCTGTTTGGCTCAGACAATGCTGACGCTATGCGGGGCATGGGATTTGCTGGTGTTTACCTTGATGAATACGGCGACTTCAAGCCCAGTGTGTGGGGAAATGTGGTGAGACCAACTTTGTCTAGCACTATGGGCTGGGCGGTGTTTGGTGGTACGCCCAAAGGCAAGAATCAGTTTCACGACATCTACAAGGTCAGTCAGGTAGTGCCAGATTGGTTTCTTCTACGCTTACCGGCATCGCTATCCAAGCTATTGCCTAACTCAGAATTAGAGGCGGCGCGGTCTCAGTTAAGCCAAGACCAGTACGATCAGGAATACGAGTGCAGCTTTGATGCCGCCTTGCTAGGGGCGTTCTTTGGTCAGGAAATGCGCCAGGCTGATGCCGAGGGCAGGATTTGTGAGCTACCGTTTGAGCCAGAATCCCCAGTATTTACCGCATGGGACTTAGGTTATCGGGACGACACCGCCATCTGGTGGTATCAGGTGGTCAGGGGCGAGATCAGGGTGATGGACTATTACGCCGTATCAGGCGCAAGCATTGAGGAAATAGCCAATGTGGTCAACGCCAAGGGCTACCGATACACCCGCCATTTCCTGCCGCATGATGCCAGAGCCAAGACCCTTGCAAGCGGTGGTAAGTCCATTGTTGAGCAATTGGCTGCACATCTGGGCGGCATCAGCAAGCTCGCCATCGTGCCTGAGATTGGTGTGCAAGACGGCATCCAAGCCGTGCGGATGATCCTGCCCATCTGTTATTTCGACTCTAGATGCGATGAGGGGTTGGAAGCGTTAAGGCAATATCAGCGTGAATATGATGAAGATAAGAAAACTTTTCGTCAAACTCCTCGCCATGATTGGTGCTCACACCCCGCAGATGCGTTTAGAATGCTTGCAGTAGCTTATAGACAAGAAGCAAAAGATCAGACACCGCCCAAGGGCAAGACCCTGCAAACCATCACACTCGATGAGCTGTGGGATTATGAGATGCAACATAAAGAGGAGCGCATATGAGCCAGCCAGTAGCAGAAGTCGGTGCATACAAAAACATCACCGCAACAGGAGATGTCACAACAGGCCCATGCCAGTTGCTTGGGTTTTACGTTAACAGCACCAGCTCGGGAACTTTGGTGCTCAAGGACGGTGGCTCAAGCGGCACAGTCATATCCGGCACGATTACCCCTGCCATCGGGTTTCACCGATTTCCCGCCAATGTCGGCACAAGCCTACATGCAACCGAGGGCGGCACATTGGATGTGACATTCTTCTTTGCCAGCGGTAACTGATCATGTACCATGAAGACGGCGCATACGAGGGCGAGGATGTTGGCCCTTACTGGCATGACCAAATTGAGACCGCCATCAAGATATTTGATAAGTGGGAGAAGCGCGGCTTAAAGGTTGTTAAGCGGTATCGGGATGAACGCGATGCCATAGAAATGCCAAGGATGAAGTTCAATATCCTTTGGTCAAACATTCAAGTGCTTTTCCCTGCCCTTTATGGTCGCCAAGCCAAGCCCGAAGTCTCGCGCCGTTACATGGATCAAGACCCTGTGGGTCGCCTTGCATCCACCATGCTTGAGCGTGTTATGGAGTACGAGACCACCCAATTTGGTGACTTTGACTCGGCAATGAGTGGCGCGGTGCAGGACAGACTTTTGCCTGGTCGCGGTACGGCATGGATTCGATACGAGCCTGTGATCGTCAACGACCAACCCAATGATGACGGCGTATTAGATGAGACCGAAGAATCTCAGGTCTATAACACGGTGGAAGACCCAACAGAGCGCATTGACGCAGCTCACAGCCCAATTGATTACGTCTACTGGTCAGACTTCTTGCATTCACCGGCTAGGACATGGGATGAGGTTTGGTGGGTAGCCCGAGCCGTCTACATGACCAAAGAAGAGGGCGTAGAGCGCTTTGGTGACGTGTTTAAGAACGTCAGCCTGACTAGCTCAAACACCGACATGGACGGCAAGAATCCATTGACCGCCAAGATGACCTACGACAAAAAGGCGATGGTCTATGAGATTTGGAACAAGCGCACCGCTAAGGTTTGCTGGATTGCCAAAGGTTATCCACAGGCATTAGATGAGCGCGATGACCCGCTAGAGCTTGATGAGTTCTTCCCATGCCCCAAGCCGTTGATGGCGACCACCACAACAGGTACGATGATCCCTGTACCTGATTACTGCGAGTACGAGGATCAGGCGCAAGAGCTGGACAACCTGACCCAGCGCATCTACCTGCTGACCAAGGCTTGTAAAGCGGTCGGCGTGTTTAATGCCGAGTTCAAGGAACTGGCGCGGATGTTCAGCGAGGGCGTGGACAACAAGCTATTTCCAGTGACCGGCTGGGCGGCAATGTCGGAAAAAGGCGGCCTAAAGGGCGCTATCGACATGATGGACACCTCGCAGATTATTGTGACCTTGCGTGAGCTGTATGCCGCAAGGGAGCAAGTCAAGCAGAGCATCTATGAAATAATGGGCATATCGGACATCCTGCGTGGATCGTCCAAAGCTCAGGAAACACTCGGTGCTCAACAGCTTAAAGCCAACTTTGGTAGCCTGCGGTTAAAGAGCAGCCAGGGCGATGTAGCGCGGTTTGCAACCGACATCTTTAAGCTAAAGGCGCAGGTCATTTGCAAGTTTTACCCGCCCGAGCTGATTGTGGAGATGTCAGGTGTGATGAACACGCCGGACGGTCAAGACCCGCAAAGATTACAGGCGGCGTTGCAGATGTTGTCCGACAGCACCATCCGCGACTTCCACATTGCGGTAGAGGCTGACAGTCTGGCGCAGATTGATGAGCAGGCTGAGAAACAGGGCGCACAAGAAGCCATCCAAGCAATCGGTCTATTCTTGCGTGAGGCAATCCCAATGATCGCCCAAGCGCCTGAGACCCTGCCTATGGCCTCTGAGATGCTGTTATTCCTTGTGCGCCGGTTCAGAGCTGGTCGCGGGCTGGAGAGCGCGGTCGAGAGGGCAATGAAAGCCCTGCAAGACAAGGCAGACGCTGCCAAGCAGCAACAGCCTAACCCACCGCCCGAGATGATGCAAATGCAAGCAGAGCAGCAGGCAGAGCAGATGCGGATGCAGGCGCAGGTGCAGACCGAGCAAATGAAGATGCAAGCACAAGCCCAGATTGAGCAGGGCAAGGCGCAGCTCGAGATGCAAATGCACCAGGCTAAGACTCAGGCAGAAATGCAATTAGCGCAGATGAAAGCCGAGTTTGAGGTTGCAAGGCAAAATAATGAGATGCAAATTAAAGCCAGAGAAATGGCAGGGAGAGAAGAATATGACAGATGGAAAGCAGAACTTGATGCAGCGACTAAAGTCTTGGTGGCACAAATTGGCGCAAAAGCTGGGCTTGATCAAGCCGCAATGAGCGCACAGATGGCGGCATCCGAGGAGCTTGACGCAACTTTGGGTGACGGCATGAGCGAGGCAATTAACCGTTTAGCTGATATGCACGGTCAAACCCTTGGACAGATTACCGGCGTAATGCAGGCAATCAGCGCACCCAAGCGCATTATTCGTGGGCCTGATGGTCGGGCGGCGGGTGTAGAGATTGTTTCATGAGCTTGGTTTTAGCCGATAGGGTACAGGAAACCACAACCACCACAGGTTCTGGGACGCTGACGCTAAACGGCGCTGTAACAGGCTTCCAAGCCTTTTCTGCGCTGGGCAACGGGAACACCACCTATTACACAATCCAAGGCGAAACGCAATGGGAAGTGGGGCTAGGGACGTATTCGGCTAACACGCTGACCCGCGATACAGTCATCAGCTCATCAACTGGCGGGGCAAAGCTGAGCCTGGCCGCTGGCACAAAGCAAGTCTTTGTAACGCTGCCTGCTGAGAAGACAATAACGTCAATTGCCTCTGCTGATGCAAGCATCATCGTTACAGCGGTTGGATCACTTATTGATCTTTCGGTATCGCAAACGTCACCAGCCTCTGTGTTGGTTGAGAGAGTGCGAAATTCCACTGGTGCGACCTTAACAAAAGGCACGGCGGTCTATATTTCTGGCGCTACGGGACAGCTTCCAACTGTTTCCAAGGCGCTAGCTACAAGCGATGCCACATCAGCGCAGACTTTAGGATTGATTACAAGTGACTTGGCAAACAATTCAAATGGATATGTAACCATCATTGGGTTGGTTGATGACCTTGACACATCGGCCTATACAGATGGGGTGCAACTTTATCTCAGCCCAACGACAGCGGGAACTTTGACGGCCACCAAGCCTTACGCACCACAGCATTTGGTCTATGTGGCTGTTGTTGCCCATGCTCACCCCGTTCATGGCAAGCTAATTGTTAAGGTGCAAAACGGCTACGAGATGGATGAGCTGCACAATGTGTCGGCACAAAACCCAGCAAACGGCAGTGTTTTAATCTACAACACAAGCACAAGTTTGTGGGAAAAACAGGCGCAATCCGCTTTGACAGCGGGTAATGTGTCTGGGATCGTAGCCGTGGCAAATGGCGGCACAAATGCGGCAACGGCAACGGATGCAAGAACAAATTTAGTAGCAGCCAAAAGCGGCGCAAACACTGACATCACCTCAGTGGGCTTGACAACCGGCACGATCTCCACTGCACCAAGCGCAGCCACAGACATTGTGAACAAGACCTATGCGGATGGATTAGCGGCTAAGTGGGGCGCATAAGTGTTTGGCTACGCCTCGTTTGCCGAGCTACCGTTTGCCACAATCGGCGCAGCGGTAATACCGCCAATCCCTACCGAGCTTTTGCTTGGCGGTCACTTTGGCTTTGATGAGCGCGACAAGGCTTGGGAGCAGGACAAGAAACAACAGGCCAAGCGCAGGGAAAGAATCAAGACCGCATTGTTTGGCTTGCCGCCTGACCAGCG